CTAAAATGCTAAGGCAGGGAGCCGAAACTCCCTGCCCTTGCATCAGTAGACTACAGTAGATTACTTTTCTCCGAAAGCAACTGCATCTCTTTCTTCGATCTCAACACCAAAGCGAACGAATACTGTGTATTCAACAGTATCCTTCTTTGGCTTGAACTCGCGGTGGACTGTAACATCTCTCTGGAATCCCCAAATTCTGTTTTCAGGGAATGTGAGTGAGACATAATCGTCTGGCATGAATGGAACCTCAACGATTGGTAGTCCTAGAACACGGTACTGTAGTGGTGCGCCAACAACCTGTGGTACTGTACCATCTACAATTCTCTCTACGATGCGCTCACTGTTAAAGTTACCAGTTTGTGCAAGGCTATTGAGAAGAGAAGAGATTGTTGGTGAACCAGCATAGAACTTCATTGCTGACCGTGAACCACGGTACTTGCGTGGCATGGCTAGAATGATGTTCTGTAGATCCTGAACTGTCCAAGTTGAACCGCTTGATGCAACTACTGTTGCTTCGTTTCCACTTGCTTCCTTTGCATAGAAACCTTGCATAATGTTAAGGAAGGAGTTAGTTCCTGATCCTGTACCGTTAATAGCAAGATCCTCAAGGTCGTTTGCGAATGCACGAGTCATTGAACGAACAAGGTGATCTTCAAGTGCTGCACCCTCAATGTTGTCCTCAAGGGCTTCGGTTGCTACTTCCCAATCCAAACGAATCTTCTTGGTAGTAATTTCAACCTTAGTGAATGCTACAGCGGCATTTGTGTAAGTGGCATCAGCCTGGGCTGCTGCACGGATAACACGTTCGCCAACATTTAGCTTCTCAAGTTCAGCGGTATTTGAACGCATTGTTACTCTGCGTCCATCTTGTGCTAGAACTTGCTGTTCCCAAATATATTCGATGAACTGGCGAGACTGCTCAGGATACCGCCGTCATCGGTTGTGCTGCCAACAACACCAAGATCACCTGCTACTGGATTGGTTACTCCACCAATTCCACCAGACACGATTGATCCTGTTGCTGCTGCTTTCTCTAGGATATCTTCTGACATTTTATTTTCACCTCCTATTATACTTACCGATATAGATCTGCGGATTTGAGGAAACGACCGCCCCACATCGACTTTTCTGTTTTTTCTTCCTGAACGATCCCGCCAAGATCGCCAGACTTACGAACAGCAGTATCAGCTTCAATTGCATCTACACGCTGTCCAAACTCTGATACATTACCTTTTACAGCTGTTACTTCTTCAGATACGCCATTGATTGACTTTGAAAGCTCTGCTACTTTATCAGCAATGCTTTTTACTGCTGCAGCTAGTTCATCCACAGCTCCAGCAACTGAACTCTTGATTTCATCTACAGCCTTAGCCAAGTTTTCTACGTTGCTATCTTCAGGAGTAGTGGACTTTTCAATATCTTCAGCTACTTCTTCTGTAACCTCTTCAGCTACCTCATCAGCAGATTTCTCTAAACCTTCAGAAGTTTCTTCAACTGCCTCTTCAGCAGCTTTTTCAATATCTTCGGAGACTTCTTCAACTGCATCTTCAACAGTTTCTACAGCAGCCTCTTCTGACTTTTCAACTTCTTCAACAATATTTTCAACTGCATCTTCAGACTTTAAAACTTCTTCAGATGCTTTTGCATTTTTATTCCTTGGAGTTGCCACGTTATTTCCCTCCTTTTCATTTTTATCAGCAATTGACTTGGCTATATTGTCAATCGCTATATCATCAGATTCAGCATCTGAAACCCTTGAAGAAAAACTCTTAATTAAGTTTTTTACAGTATCTGATTTCGCAACATCGCTACTCTCTACAAAACCAATGTTTGTCATATGACGACTACAATCTGGACAGTTATAATCAGACTTTTCGCTAATGATAATCATTTCGCTTGGCTCACACCAATAAACATTTTCAAGGTAGTTCTTTTCTATTTCTAGTGCCTGATCATTAAACTTTTGAATTGAAACTACGTTAGATGCTGGATTGGCTGGATTGTCAACTAAAGAAAGCTCATAAAGATCATAGTCTTTAATCATTCTTATTGGACCATCAACACCCTTTGCATAAACATCTTCTGTTTCATTAATTTTGCCACCAATAGAAAATCCAGTTAAAATTCTTTCAGTTACCTTGTGCCAGGTATCTTGTGCGCCCTTTGAAACATAAACATCGACAAAGATTCCATTATGAATTTCTCCAGTTTCTTTATCAAAATACTTGTCTCTTTTAAAAGAAATAACTTTACCAACAGCTAGTGGTGTATGTTGTTCACGAACATTGCCACGAAACTTATCAAATGCTCTCTCTGAAGCATCAATAGATACTATGTCCCCCTGCTTATCTACCACATCTGTAGTAGCCCACCCAGAGACAATTCTTTTTTCTGCATCTACTTTGGAAATTGGCATTAATATTGAAATATCATCGCCGCTAGTATTCCAGTAGGCTTTTTCAAATGCACTCATCTCAACCCTATTATACTGTTATATTTTAATAATTTTACCATATTGTTATTTATGGTGTTACTCTTCCTTCGCCGCCTGGATTTCTTCCCATTGCGGTATTAGGACTATCGCTTGCATTATCTTGTCTTTGTGTATCTCTTTGTCTATTACCCTGAGCATTTATTTCTGCACGTTGTTGTGGCTTAAGCTCAACAGGATCTTGACCACCATCCATCATTGGCATACCAAGTCTTTCTCTAACTTCATTTGGAACAATAACTTGCATCTTAAGATATCTCTCATCAATTTGACTTTGTGTATTTTCATCAGTCAGGGTTAGTTCATTTAACTTAAGCTTAAACATATCTGTTTTTTCTTTAATAATCTTATTTAAAACTTTTTCAAGCATTCTTTGTGCTGGTCTAGATACCTGCTCTTTAAATGTTCTATCTGATGCAAGAGCTGAAGCTATAGATACGCCAGCAGGGGAACCAACTTTAGAAATTGGTACTTGATGTGACATTAAAATATCTTCTTTATTTGCCTTATGATATTTATCGAATGATCCATCTTGAACTCCATTTTCTATAGGGTCCATTTTAAACTCTACTTTATTATCTGGAGAGTCTGCTGGAAGAGGAATATAAAGAGTTCTATGATTTTGTCCACGCAAACCTGACTGTAAAAATCTAAATAGTTTATCTTCTGATTCGTTACTTAACTTTGCACCTTTAAGAGTGACAATGTATCTTGGAACAGCTTTATTTTCAAAATAATCAATATTATATTTTGCTGCTAGCTGATCTCCAACTATTGCCATTGAAGAGGAAAGCGAATCAGGGATACCGTAGTAACTATTCTTTGGAGAATACTTTTTAATATGAATAAGCTCATTTGGTCTTGGATCATTTGTAATATTATTTGGTGTTTTTGTATCCTGATAGTTTCTAAAGTATACTGTTTGTTGATTAATTATTTGAATATAACCATCTCTTAATCTTCTTACACGGATTGTAGTCGCAGGAATATGACCAATATATCCAATCTCACCAGTGACAGTTCTTCCGATTTCCAAGTACCCATTTCCAGTTGCTTCATAATCTGTCCACATTTTTTCAAGAATGTGTGTAAATGTATCTTCATCATTTTTACTTTCAAGCCAATCAATAAGTTCGTTTCTTGCACGTTGTATTTTTCTATATGCACGCTTAAATTGATCTTCACTAGCCGCTTCTTCAAGTTTTTCTGTTACAGCATCTGTAATCTCAAAGTTATATCCAAGACCAACGATATTAGATACCTTTGCATTTATTGCAGCGTGGTTTGGAAATGAAGAATCATAAAAACCTGCAAGCTCATCAAGATTATAAGGTGGAATTACCACGTCAAAAAGACCATATGCTGTAGTAATATCTTGTAGTGGAATAAGTTGTTTTGATTTTGTATCGTCTGAGCCAGTCCAAACCTTGTTTAATCTTGCTGCTCGTCTTTTAAAATTTGGGTGCAGGCCATCAAATTTTCTTACTTCTTCAGAATCTGTAGAAAATGGATCTATAAACTTTTTCTTTGTGCTTGATTCTGGATTATCTAGTTTCGCACGATACTCAATTTCGTTATTGGTTTCCATGTTTTTTCATTCCTCTTGAAGCATCCACCCATGCACCTAAATCTGTTTCTGATGGAATGTATCCCTCTTTCATCCTATTAAGTTGTTCAGAATGCTCTTCATCAGTTATTCTTCTTATTCCAGCTTGAAATACTGGTCTGCCTTCAGGAGCGCCGTAGTATGCTGCTGCTTTTGTTATTTTTGACATTGCTTCAATATCCCCAGGCCTTGCAGGAATATTCATAACATTACCATTTCCATCACTAAAAGGTTGACCACTTGGTAACATCCAAACATATAATCCGTAGTCTGAGGTCTTTTTTATTACAGTTAGCTTGGACTTACCGTTATTCATGTAAACTATTTTACCATATTAAATAGCTTTACCCGTAAAAGGAGACAACGTTACGTCTGAATATAGGGTCACTAATTCAGAATCAACTGATAATTCAATGTTGTCCTGAACAACTATGTTTGATAGTCCGAGATGCGACTCAAATATGTCGTCAACAATAAGATCTATTGATTGCTGATAGAAACAAATATTATTAAATACTGCTCCTGGGTATAGTTCAAGTTGCCCAGTTAATGCATCTAAAGATATTGGATCAATAAACTGTATAGTAATCATAGTCCATGTTAGTGGCTCAAGATATATATCTTGTCTTATGCCATTAGAGTGAAATACGACATTTGTATCATCATTTTCTCCAGAGAAGTTTACTTTATATGCTGCAATACTTGCACGCTTACTACCAACTTCTGGTTTTGCATAAAAGTTAGTTTTTACTGTTCCATAATTCAAAGTAAATAGTAGTTTTTCTTCATCAAAAGTATAGTTATCGTTATACATCATCCATAGACTAAAACCATGTATCTTATATCCAGACTTCTTGCCTGGATTAACTGGAATACTTATTCCTCTTGCCTCATATAGCTGAATATTTGTATCAAACGGTGGATATGGAACAGCTTGGATTCCAGAATCTGCAGTTAGGTAAAGATATGGTGTTGAATCTTTATAGATTAAGAATGGATTTTTTTGTTTTGTTAAATATGAAACAGATCTTCTTGCAAATGGATATAGTTTATTTCCATTCTGAGTATTAATTGCAAAAGCTTCATTATCGCTATATGCTAATGATGATAATGATAAATTTTTAATTTCAACTGGATTAGTATTAATACCAGTAGACTTTAATTCCAGGTGTATTGTTAAATATGCATCTTGAAAATCTATCAGGTCTTTTGGTGGGAAAATAACAGTATTATTAACAACCTTAAATTTTGTTGTGTCAATATCTGTTGTAACAGCATCAAAGTCTACATACTTACTTGCACTTGCACTTAATCCTTTAATAGTTGTATAGTTTGAATATGGTGTACTAGAAACATCTTGATATTTTTGAATTGTTAA